GCTCCCCGCGGGTCTGTTGGCGTCGGGAAGGAGTTGTTTCGACAATACGACTTCCCACTCCATGCCCTCCACAAGAGGCTTTGGCTCGATACTGTGGATACGAACTTCCTCGTTACTGTCCTAGACCGGGACCCAGAGGTGATCACGGATGCACAGATCAAGACGGAACCCGGAATACGCCTACGGCAAATCATACCGGGCGAGATCCACCAATGGCTTATCGAGAGCATTGCCGTGTTCCACTCCGAGAAGGCTATCTTCCAATCCTCCCCTATCTTCACATTGGGTTCCAGCGCGTGGGACATCTTTCTCGATCACATCGAGCGTGCCCAACGTACTTCCAGGCGTTATTGCACCCTGGCAGTTGACTACGATGATTTCAACTTCCTACACACCATCCCGGATATGCAATCATTCTGGCAGCGGACTTTTGCCGCCCCTGCGCAAGCCCTTGCTAAAGAGGGGCCCTGGGCCGGGTCTAACTTTGCAGGGCATGTTTCCAAGTGTGCAGAGTGGCTTTCAGATTCACTATCTGCCCTCTACGTCCGGGAAGTGGCATCCGATGGCCAGTACCGCAGAGTCCTCCGAGGCCTGTGGTCCGGCTGGCGAACAACCACTCTTATCAATAATGTTATGAACTGGGCATACACACAGACCGCTGTCTCAGTACTCGTTGAGCTCGTCGGTATTTCGGTGTTTTACCGCATTCGGGTCAACGGCGATGATTGCGACATGCATGTCGTTAATGCCTTCTGGGCTCTCATCTTTTGCCGCAGCCTTGCCCTCACCAGCCTTGACGTCCAATCTTCAAAACAACTTATCGGACATTGTGCCGAATATCTCCGTATTTGGTACGCGAACGGCGAGATTTCAGGCTCAGCTGTTCGAGGAGCTGTGTCCTTTGTGGGTACCGACCTACAAGCGCCGGTCATCGTCTCGGGTGTCGAATACGTACGAGGTACCTCCAGTGCAATTGACATGCTCATCCGCCGTGGCTACGATACCAGTCACGCTGAGGACATCAGGGACCTTGTTTGCATGCACTTCGCTTACGTCAAGTATACTACCCCTCTCGGCGAGCAGAAGACGGTGCGTCTTAACAACCTCGAGCACTTGTACACTGACTACGCACAAGGGGGCTTTGGCTTGTCGAGCCGACGGCGCAATCGACCCTCACGGCCGGCCCAGTCGAAGACGTGGCCAGTCGACCAGATGAAATGGGATCTTGAAGAAGTCCCGCATCACGGCGCGAAGGCAACTTACAGTGCCATTAACGGCCGCCTCCAGTCCGCGGGCCTCACTATTGACCGACCGCAGGCGCTGTACACAGCCATAACCTCCCTGGCAAACCAGGGCGTAGACAACGTCCTGAACCAAGGCATGGCTGATGAATACTACAAGTCACAGGCTGAACATCTCGACTGGCTCAACAAAGTGGCAGTCACGGAATACGACCACGAAATCCCAACCCATGGCCGTTTAATCATCAACACCGCCCTCGACAGCCTGGACGCTTGCCTTACCACATCACATGAACAGATGAGGTTCTGGCAGTTCTCATCCGTGCGTGACGCTTACGCTAACTACGTCTCCCGGATACTTGGTGTCGCCGCGATCTCCCCTGGTATCCTGCGATCAGTTACTGATACTGAGACCGGGAAAAGAGTTTCACCCCACGTCATAGCGTCACGCTTAGGTATCTCAAAACACCAGGAGAGCCTCAAGGGTGCCCAGTACCCGGCGCAGCTCATGACCCTCATCTTCGATCATGGGTATGAACTGCCTAAGCCTGAGGCTGGCGTAATCCCTGACGACTTTCTCGTCGTTATCGATTACGTTACCGCATCATGCTTGCACGTGCTGCCCACAGCCCCTCACGATACACAAGCGTGTATCGCATACTATGATGCACACATCAGGTACCTGTACCGTATATGTGAAGCACACTACCTATACACCTATGCTAACAAATATCGTATCTGAATCGCATATTAAAGCCATCTCTACATGCTAAGAGAGCTA